GCACCTTGCCGAGGGACGTCTCCTTCGAGCGGACCAGCAGGTGCTCCTTGGTCGACCATTTCTCCCGGAGCGCGGAGATGCTGCGCTCGTCGCGGAGGGTGACGCCTTGCCAGAGCTGGATGTCGCGCTCGTTGCCCGGGCGGATGGGCAGGGTGTCCCGGGGGTCGCGGGCGATCAGGATGGTGTTGCCGCCGAGCCCCGCGTTCGGGTCCCACTGCGTCTCCATGTCGCCGGTGCCCGACGACCACGCATACTTCGCGGTGTCGGCCAGGGCCATGTCGGCCGCGGTGGTGATCCACCAGGCGATGGTCAGCTTGTTCAGCAGGTGCGCCTGCACGCCAAACGCCGGGTTCTCCGTGGCATAGGCGACCAGGGGCTTGATGTCGGTCAGCGCACTGGTGTGCGCCATCATCGCCTTCCGGCTTTCGTTGACGACGACCTTCGGCAGGTAGTTGAGCTTGGCGTCCCGATCGTGCCGCAGCTGATCGCCGGACACATAGGCCATGCCCTTGGCCATCCGGTTGTAGAAGGGGTCGGCCTGGTTGACCGCGTCGCCTTCCTGCTCGGCTTCTTTCAGCCAGCCCAGGACACGCTGGTCCCCGCCAGGGTTGGCCAGCATGCCAGCCGTGAGTGTCGGGAGCCCTTCAACGCCGGATTCGGAGAAGTCTGCCATCAGTCTGCGGTTCCATGGGCCTTAGTGACCGGCGTCCCGACTCGTTTCGACATCGGCACGCCGCGGGCGGTCTTCCCCTCGGTGTTGAACGGCACCGTCTCCCCCGACGTCTCGCGGACCGGCCGTCCCATGAAGCCGTGCTCCGCATCGTGCTCGACCACGAGGTCGTGGTCCATCGCGCGACTGGTGTCCTTGGTGAAGAGATGCTCGTGGGTGTTGGAGACGTCGTTGCTGTAGGCGCGCCAGGCCATCTGTTGGCCTTCGCCATTCTTGGCCTGCTGCTCCGACTCGCGTTCGATCTTGCGCATCTGCGACATCGACTCGACGAGCACTTCCTTCCCGGTGCCGTCGTGCACCAGGTATTCCTGAAACGGCTCGTAGGCATCCATCCGACCGACCTGCGGGATCCAGTGCATGACGACGCGCGGGTCCTCGTGCATCGGACAGGGCGGTGAGCCCTTCATCGCGCCGATGGCAATCGGCACGTTGTGGTCGGTGAGGATGTGCCCGCACGCAGGGCACTTGTAGTCATGTAGCGCCATACGTGATCTCGTTGAGGGACTGGGCCATCGTGCGGCTGGCGCGGGCCATGTCCTCCTTCAGGAGGTTGAAGACGGCCGCACCGTGCTGCGGGGGCTTGAACCCGGTGAAGCCGAACTCGAAGGTGGGCGTGTCGGTGACCCACACCTTCGGCCCGACCACGCAGGCGTGATAGTTCTTCACCAGCAGCGGCTTCAGGAAGTAGTTGTCGATGACCGGAATCGACGCGGCCGTCTTCAGCGCGAGGGGCGCCAGGGGCACCGCGAGCAGCGCCGAGAGGAACCCGCGCCGGTTCACCACTTCCCTCCGTAGCGATCCGTCTCCAGGTCGACGACCGGGTCCATCGGGAGCGACGAGCCCCCGGCGCTGTCGACGGCATTGACGATCGCCGGCCCCCGGAGCTGCACGAAGGCGAAGTGGTCCTTGGGCGCATCGGCCATCGCCGCCCCGAGGGTGAGGCCGGCACTCGTCGTGACCAGGTCGCCTTCCTTCACCGCGTGTGGCAGCTGCACCATCATGAACTCACGTCCCTGGTGGTCGGTGAAGCGATCCGCGCGGACACTCTCCTGCTGCCAGCCATCCGCCTTGGCTGCGGCGGTCGCCACCGCGGCCGTCTTGTGCGCGACGAACGCGGCCCCCGCCACGGCCCCCATGCGCTTGAAGAGGTCCCGTCGAGACCAGGTCATGGCTGCACCTGGCCGATGGCCCCTTGCGCCGCGAGTCGGTCGTCGTTGAGCTTGCGCGCTTCCCGAGACGCCGGCGAGTAGCCGACGCCGAAGCCCCCGGCGACGTCGAAGAACATCGGCTCCATCTCGTGGGCGATCTCCTCGATGAGCGCCGCCACCTTGATGCCGCGCTTGTCGGCCCGCCGGCGCATCTCTTCCATCTGCTTGACGGTGAGCTTGAGCCGGACGTGGCCGAACGAGATGCTGCCCAGGCGATGCACCTGCTTGACCAGCTCCGCCGGGTCGGTGATCGGCTTGCCGCAGATCGCTTCCAGCTCTTCACGCACGGATCCGCGGATCAATAGATAGCGTTCCTGCATCCCGACGTCGAGGGTGCGGACCATGAGCGCCTCGGCGATCTGGTCCACGGTCTGATTGGTGCCGGCGGCCTTCTGTTCGAGGACGTCGGCGAGCTCGTCCGAAATGGTGACTCGCATAGTCGTCTCCTTCCTACATCACAGGTAACTGCTTCGCGTGGAACAACTCCCGCATGATGGCGTCCAGCGTGCAGTGCGGGCAGAGCCGTGCGTCTTCGTGGCAGACCCGGTGCTGCGGCTGGACCGCCGCCTTGACGGCTTCTTCAATGTGCGCCGGCAGATGCTCGGTGTGGTCGCTGACCAGCGTGAGCGTCAACACCCCGACCGCGTGCTCGAAGCTCATGGGATACACGTCGGGGACAACGACGTCGGTCTCGGTCTCCGGCTCGTCCATCGCGGCCTCAGAATAGCAGATGGTCATCGACATCGTAACCCGCTTCCGCATCCTCCCGAACGCCCGCCCGCATCTCAGCGAGCGTCGAATCGGAGTTGCGCCAGTCGTAGTCGTCCAGCCCTTGTGCCTGGCGCCGATGGTCGCTCACCGACTTCTGCCGCCGCTGCTCGGCGATGGGCGCGACCTCGCCCCCGAGCCACAACCAGGCGACGACGTTGGCGATCGACGCCGTGATGATGCAGTCGTCGAAGCCGTGCTTGGACGCGCTGGCGTCGGCCAGCCCGCCGGTCTCCGAGTAGAACCCGCGCATCTCGTCGAGCGTGAGCGGGGAGTTGATGACGAAGTCCGGGCGCTTGGTGTTGGGGTCGCGGGTCGACACCGACTCGACGAAGCGGTCGAGCATCCGGGGGCGCGTGAGCGGGGTCGTATTCCAGCCGATGGTGGTGGCGAACCGCTTCGCGCGGTTGGCGCGGTCTTCGAGCTCGCGGCGGTAGAAGTGCGGATAGTCCAGGTGCGCCTGGAGCATCGCCTGCGTCGAATGGCCGTGGTTGTTGACCTCGACCGCGACCTTCGCGGGGAAGCCGTCCGGGTCGGTGTAGGCGCGGCCGAGCGCGTCGATGATGTAGGCGAGGGAGACGGGGGTGCAGGTCACCGAGACGTATTGCGCCACCTGCTCCTGCGGCTCCGTCACCGTGCCCACGCGCACCACGTCGACCACCGAGCGGCAGAGGCCGAGGCCATCGGCGACGTCGCTGGCGACCACGTAGCGGAAGCCGCGGTGCTGCGGGTTGCGCCGGGGCACCTCCCAGACCTGCACCAGGTCGTAGAGCGACTCCAGCGACTTGGGGATCCCCGGGGGCGCCGGCATCTGCCGGATGCCGAGGGTGGACGGGAGCGGCACGGTCGGGTAGCTCATCGCGTCGGCGCCATCCGCTCAGACACAATCTTATCGAGGCTGACCGCCCAGGTCGCCACTTGCGGCTTCTGCTGCGCCGCGGTGGCTTCGAGCACGGTGATGGGGAAGATGGTGCGCCCGGAATACTGGAACGCTTCGTCCGGGTCAGTCGGCCACTCGGAGAGGAACTCCCCGAGCTGGTTGATCCCCTCGGCCTCGGCCCGGCGCGTCTCCCACCAGAAGAGCTGATTGCGCGTGAGGTCCACCTTCCGATGCAGCCAGCGAGGCCCGGTCTTCTCCGCGCGCGTCGCCATCTCCAAGGTGGCCGCCGACGGGGTCCAGTCGATCGGGGCCGGCAGCCAATACTTCGACTTGACGGCGAACCAGGGAATGAACAGCGGGTCGAAGCGCGTGTGCCCGGCGCACGTCTCGTTCCAGAACAGGTGATACCAGTTGTCGCGGCCCTTGGCGGTGGACTCCAACCCGCAGAAGCTATCGAGCTTGACCGGGATGCGGGGGAAGAGCGCATGCGCAATCTGGTCGGGATACTCCCAGGTCGAGAGCTCCGAGAGATGCACCATCGAGTAGGTCTTGCCGCGCCCCATCTGGCCCTTCTGTCCGCCCTCCTCCTGCAGCGCGCCGCGCATCGACTTGCCGGACTCGACGTTCACGAAGCTGCCGTTGCCGAAGACCCACTGGTCGTCCTTGGTGTGGGCCAACGTCGGCGGCTTGAGGTAGAACGGCAGGTAGTCCACCACCCGCTCGAACATATCGAAGAGATAGGCGGACTGGTCCGGAACGTCGGCCGCGATGAGCCCGGCGCGGTGCGCGTGCGTCGTCGCCCGGTGCGCGAGGATGGACTGCGTCATCGTCGACATGCCGAGCTGCGCCGCCTTGAGGAAGATGAACAGCAAGCCGTCGGGGTGCCCGGAGAGGATGCGCTCCAGCTGCAGGCGGCCGAGCTCGGCGAGCGCCAGCTCCTGCGACTCCCACAGCGGGTAGAGCGGCTGCAGGGTGGTGCCCTCCGAGAGGATCATCGCGTAGCGCTCCGCCCAATACTGCCAGTCGATCTTGGTGAGGAGCTTCTCGTTGGCGATGAAGTGCTCTTCCTCCTGGGTCCACCGGCGCGTCGGGTTCCCCGCGTCGTCCATCGCCAGGGCGAACTGCTTCTGATAGGCGCGGACGTCGCTGACGGAGTAGCGGTGGAACTGGCCGTTGCGGAGGGAGCCGGACCAGGTCTCTAGGAGCTTCTTCTCCGCGCCGGCAATGACGCGCGGATGGAACACTACACCCGCCGCACGCCCAGCAAGCGGGTCTTCGGGAAGCTGACGATGGAGACGGTGTTCCCCTGGTTGCC